ACAAAAAACACCAGATTCAAAGAATATGTTAAAACCAAAAAAGGTTTTGGATTCAGAGGACAAAGATTTTATTTAGGAGTTGAAAAAAGAGGAGGAGTTCCAGAATACGATGAATGGTTAAATTTAGCAAACAAACACCAAAATCCCGATGGTGCAAATCTTTTGATTTTTGAGAATTGGAGAAACACCCCAGAACTATGGCACGCAATGGAGAAATACTGGAAAATGAAAAACATGGTTATTTGGCATTGTGCAGGAAGAACACAAGGATTCAGCAGAAAATATCTTTTTTATAACAAGTATGACATTGCATTATTGGCAGAAAACAAACCAAAAGAAATAAACGATGAATTCGAAGAAGCCTTTGAAGAATTTTTAGAAAAAAAGGGAGAAAAATTATTGAATACTTATAGTGTGGCTTTATTCGCTCAAAAAGGAGATAGTTCTTTTAACAGAAAAAAAGGGCAAGCCACAGCCAAAGTGGTAGATCACATAAGCTGGAATGTAGATTCTGAAAAACAAAGTGGGCAAAGCTTAGTCTTCGGCACAAAACCAATTCCTGTATTGATTAGTTATTTAAAAGTTCTATCAAATCCAGATGAAATAATCATGGAACCTTTTGCAGGATCAGGCAGCACATTAATAGCAAGCGAAATACTTGGAAGAAAATGCAGAGCCATTGAAATAGAACCAATATACGCAGAGGTTATTATCAAACGGTGGGAGAAATTCACTGGGCAAAAAGCGGAAAAACTGCAAGGAGGTGAAGAATGAGCGAGAATTATATTGCACAAGTAAAATGCAAAAACTGCGGAGCATACAAGTGGGAAACTATTGAAAAGGGAATAACAGTCAAAGAGCACATCATAGACAAAGTCTGTGAAGTATGCAACTGTACATTGGCGGGAGAATAAATGAAAAAGAGAGAAAAAGCACAAAAGCAAAAGGAAGCACTTAAATTATATTTGGAAGGTATAGCAAAGCATGAGATAGCCAAGCGACTTCATGCCAGTGAGACAACAATCCGCAAATGGGAAAAAGAACAGCAATGGAAGGAATACTACAAAGAAAATGAGCGGAAGATTAACGAGAATTTGTCCCAAGACGTAGTAGAGGAAAAGAAAAGAACATTACAGTTAATCAAAGCCGTAGAGGCTAAATTCGCACAGCAACTGCAAACCCAAAGCATGGAAATAAAGCCATCTGAGTTTGCCCAAATACAAAGAGTCAAATGGGAGATACTCATGCCGAGAAACTGGCAACAATTCAATTTCATGAAACAAGAAATAAACTCCAAGCCGACATATGAATTTATTATTGATGATGGTAAAAATAAAACTCTCAAAAAAGCAACATGAGGCATTTAGATATCTAAACGATAAAAAGACAACAGAGGTTTTTTATGGTGGGGGGGCAGGAGGAGGCAAGTCATTTCTGGGATGTGTTTGGTTAGTTAATTGCTGTCTGGCATATCCAGGGACAAGATATCTTATTGGAAGAGCCATCCTTAAGACCCTCAAGGAGAGTACACTTCTTACATTTTTCCACGTATGCAAAAATATCTTCAATCTTAAAGGAGGAATTGATTATAAGTACAATTCAATAGAAGGAAGGATAACTTTCTCAAATTCATCCGAAATATTCTTAAAAGACCTTTATAGATATCCAAGCGACCCTGAATTTGACAGTCTTGGCTCTACAGAATACACTGGGGCCTTTGTAGATGAAGTTTCAGAGATAACCGAGAAAGCTAAAAATATCGTGATGTCAAGGCTTAGGCATAAATTGGATGAATATAATCTAATCCCAAAACTTTTACTGGCGAGCAACCCATCTAAGAATTTTGCATATAGAGATTACTGGAAGCCATGGGCAGACAAAAAGCTTCCTAAATACAGGAAGTTTGTACCAGCATTAGTCGGAGACAATCCATATATTTCTAAATTCTATGCAGAGAATCTCCTAAAGCTGGACGAAAATTCAAAACAAAGACTTCTTTACGGTAATTGGGATTATGATGATGACCCAACCAGGCTTTTTGATTATGAGAGAATTCTTTATATGTTTACAAATGTTTATGAACCAAGAACAGCCGACCAAAAATATTTAAGCGTGGACGTTGCAAGATATGGCTCAGACAGAACCGTGATAGTGCAATGGATAGGTCACAATATTGTCAAAATAAAAGAATATCCTAAAACAAGCACCAAAGAAGTGAGAGAGATTCTTGAGAGCATATCATATTATGAAAAAATACCAAGATTTAACATTATAATAGACGAGGATGGAATCGGAGGAGGAGTTGTAGATGAGATGGATGGAGTAAAAGGATTTATCAATAATGCGAAACCATTGGAAGTAAAGCAAAGAGATACATATTACACAAAAATCCCAAAGCACAACTTTGCAAACCTTAAGACGCAATGCTATTTTTATTTAGCGAAGTTAATTTATGAGGGAAAATTAACTTGTTATTCAGAAATAGAATCAGACATAAAAGAAATGTTTATTGAAGATTTGCAGCAAATAAAGGTCCAGAACATAGAGAAAGACAGCAAAGTAATGATAACTCCAAAAGATAAAATAAAGGAAAGCCTTGGAAGAAGCCCAGACTTTGCAGATGCTGTTATGATGAGAATGTACTTTGACTTGAAGGAACCCTATAAACCATACATTGCAACCATTAAAAGGAAGTAATATACACCACATTGCTTAATATTTAATAATGATACTTTTCTAAAGAAACCATGAAAAAAAAGATTGGTTACATAGCGAAACTTAAAGAACCTGAAACAGCCGATGAAATAGTCGAGAAATTCGAAGGCAAAGTTGAAAATCCAAAGGTAAAATATCCACAAGACCTTGGAGTCGAGCACCCGTTTGATTTTGAATCTGTTGAGAGAGTATACAAAAGAGTAAGCATAATTTCTGGAGCAGTTAACAAGTACGTAGACAACATAATGGGAGAGTTCACAATCAGGGCGAAAAATCCAAATTCCGAGGCAATCATAAAGAAATTTCTTAGAACTACAAACTTTTCAACTGTAATGAGAGCATGGATTCGTGAGGGAGTTCTAAAAGGAAATGGATTTATGGAATTGGATTTGAAGAATAGTCAAATTAGAGTCCTAAACGCTAATTACATGTATGTCGAGAGAGACGAAGAAGGAAATGTTACTGGGTATAATCAATTCATTCCGCAAAAACGAGTCGGCATGAAAGCAATAACAATTCCATTCAAGCCAGAACAAATTGCTCATTTGAAAATAAACGACATTGCTGGAGAAGCCTATGGTCTGGGTTTGACTTATCCAAATGAAAGAGCAATCGAAACCATGGTTTTGCATATTGAAGATTTTACAAAAATGATAAAACGAAAAGCCAACATGCCAATTCATGCTAAAGTTGGTATTCCAGGGCAATCAACAAACAGCAAAGATGTGGATGACTTTGCAGAAAGACTTCAATTTATGAATAACTGCACAGAATGGGTCACTGACGGAAATGTTGACATGAAGGTGTTGGACTTTAGTGCTATTACAGAAAGTATGGTGAAGACCCTCCAAAATGACCTATTCCAAGTCATGGCAGGAATAGAAGTGCCAGAGGTTTTGCTTGGAAGTGGACAATTGAATGAGGGGATTGCAAAAGTGCAGCTTGAGGGTTGGCAAAGAAAAATTGCATCATTACAAGAGGTTATAGAATCCATAGTAGAGGAAAAAATATTCAAACCTCTTCTGAACTCCAACAAACTTGATGAAGTAATAGAATTTATTTGGAACTTACCAGGTGAAGAAGAAATAAATAGAAGGATAGAGAAAGTATCAGAATTGATAAAATCGCCATTTATTAGTCCTGTTTTACGAGCTGGCATGGAGATTGAAATTGCCAGATTGCTTGATATGAATGATGTGGAAAAAATACTTATAAAACCACAGAAAGCTGGAGAAACTGAGGATCAGGAAAGAGAAGAAGAAGAAGAAGAAATAGAACAACCCGAAGTGCCTGGCGCAAAACCAAACGCAAATGAACTTCAAGAGAAAATAAAATCCTATGAAGATATGACAATCCAAGAGTTTGTAAACTTGCAGGAAATCAAAGGCTTCAATTACACTGATTATCTTATAAGAATCTTGCAAAGGTTAAACATAGACCCATTTGCTTTTTTGAGAGCGACAAACAAGCAAGAAGTTTTAAATGGGTTATTCGACGATAATGAAATTGAAAGACTTAGAACAGTTTTAAAAAATGGCTTCAAAAAGAATAAAACCATCAGACAAATAGAGAGAGATATCGAATCCAATATTGATTTAAGAGATAGGATAATCCAAGGCAAGATAGTGGCCGCAAGGGAGAATAGGGCAGTCATGATTGCCAGAACCGAAACTGTCAGATTGGCCAATATGGGACTTGTGGACCTATACAAAGAAAATGGAGTTGAGAAAGTAAGGTTTTTGGCTGCATTAAGTGATAGAACTTGTCCAATCTGCGAAGGACTAAATGCTCAGGTGTTTGATATTAAGGAATTAAAAGTTGGGCAGAATCAGCCGCCAATACATAGCGGTTGCAGATGCACACTTATCAGTGTATAATGCAAATCATTGGAAGACCCAAGTGTCATAATTGGGAAAGATGTGGAAATGAAGCGATTGGATTAGTCAGTAAAATGTGGCTTTGCGGAGAATGCATAATCAAGTTACAAGAGAAACTCGACAAACTAAAGGAGGATTTAATTCTCGAGGAAGATGATAATAATTGATCCAGTAACAAGACAAAGAGTAGTGACAATGCCACACATTGGAGATATAGAGTATAATCTGGATGCTGGAAGTGAATTTACAATAAGCCAAGAAGATGTCCCTTTGATTGGGCCATGGTCTGATTATACTGGGAGTGACATAAATGTGAGTTCAAGAAATCAGCAACTCTGGGGAGGTCATGAGAATTCTATGCAAGGAACAGATACCGGATTGATGGGAAACAGACTTGGAAATCTCACCTCAAGGGGGAATCGTGCAGGCACCCACAGACAAAGAACAATAAAGAGGTACGTTAAGCTGGATGGTAACGGAAAAGCGATTAAGTTTGAATAGTGGAAAAGGAACCGCATATTTGGACACACCAAACTTTAAAGGAGCATTGAATTGCATTATTATTGACACTCCTACAAAAATGCACGTGGTTATAGAAAGCTCTCTCGGATATGTGATTTATAATAATCCAGAAACATTTGGAACATTATATGTGCCATTAAGAGCACGCCCAATTGACAAAGATGCCCATGGATGGAATTATTCATCAGTAAAATATTTTCTTAATGAAAAGTTAAGAATTGCCGTTTTTGGAGCACAAAATCAGGAAGTGAAACTTATTTTTAGATTTGAATAAGTTATATACTCTCTGTCTTAATGTTTAAATATTTAAAAATACATAACTTAATTATGCCGTTGCCTTTACCAAAGTCTGGAGAATCACAAGACGAATTCATCGGTAGATGTATGAGCAATGAAAACATAAAAAAGGATTTTGGTGCAGGATCAAAACAAGCCCAAGCGGTTTGCTTTTCACAATGGCGAAGGAAAAACCAAATGCAAGATTTGAAATTAACTTACAATGTTCCGATTACTGAAGCTGAGACAGAGATAGCAGACAACTTTCTAATTCAGGGAATTGCCATTTCCTCGACAACAACTGGAAACAATCACAAATTCTTACCAGAGGAATTGAGAGAATCAGCACAAACTCTTAAAGGTGTGCCTCTTTTGGTTGACCATAAAAACGAAATAAGCGCAATCAAAGGCAGAGTAACAGAGGCATTATTTGACGAATCTAATCTTAATGTGCCTTTCGCTGCGAGAGTCATCGACAAGGAAATCCAAAACATGATTAAGGATGGAAGGATCAACGCTGTTTCTGTAGGTGCACAAGTCAAGGAATTAGACGAAGAAGAGGGTGTCCTCGTTCCGAAAGGCATAATATTCAAAGAATTGAGTTTAGTGGCAATTCCAGCAGATCCAAATGCAACATTTTCTACGGCATTGCAAGAGGCATTCGAATGCAAGATAAAAGAAACAGAAAAACCAAGCAACTTAAAAAAATCAGAACAATCACATTCAACAGATATGAAAGGAGGTAAGGCATTCATGGAAGAAGAAACCCAAGAGACTCCAGAGGAAACTAAAGAAACAGGGGAACCTAAAAAAACAGAGGAACCTGAATCAGAGGAATCCAAGGAGGAAGTTGAAACCGAGGTCGAATCTTTGAAATCCCAACTTGCCGAATACAAGGCAAAGGAAAGAAAGCATCTTGAGGAGAAATACGCTGAGGAATGCAAAACCAAAAACATCAAGCCAATTGATGTGAAAGGTTTGACAGAATCCGCAGTGTATGCTTTGATTGAGCAGGTAAAATCTGTAGAAGTCAAGGAAGCTCCAAAAAAAGAAGTCAAAGAGGTAGAACTTGACAATTCTCTTGAGGTAAAAGGCCGTAAAATCGTGCAAGGTCAAGGAAGTATCCGTGGGGGAGCCTTCTGGATTGAATAATGACGAGCGCAAGTCAGCAATGTAATGCATTGGGTGGAGTTGTTATTTTTGATGGAGGCAATCCGAGAACATTCACAGCGAAAGCTCGTGAGACACTTTCTGGTGGATTCTTAGTGGCAGTTTCTGGAGCAACAGACGACGTAGGATCACAGGCATCAAGTTATGCTGATGGTGATTTGCAAGTCTTTGGAACGCAAAACGCAAAGGTATTCAATGGAATAGCTTTGAATAATGCGGGCTCTAACAGTTTGGTCACAGTAGCAACCAGAGGAGCATATCTTATGAGATGCGCTGGAATTGTGTCAGGTGGAGCATGGGTTACTCATAATGCATCTGGTAATGTTCTAAACTGGGTGGGAAGCACTTCTGGGACATCATTAATTGAAAATGCAGTCGTAGGAAGAGCAATGACCACATCAGCAAGCGGTACAAACTACTATGCTTTGGTCAGTCTTTTAGGATAATGGCATTCACAAAAATACAGGAATACATTTCAACAGCAGATGGAACAGCAGGTACATTGTTAATTCCCAAATTAATATTGCCTACTCTAATCAATGAAGTTGAAAAAGCATTAATCCCAAGAGAAATGGCAGCACTGGTTCTGAAAGGATTCCAGGGCTCGAGCATTGACGTTAACTTGGCTACAGTGGATACATTGGCACTACATCAGGTAGGAGAAGGAGCAGAAATCCCACTCAGCAATGAGGACTTCACAAACGTTACATTTACCCCCGTGAAATATGGTTTAGCAATCAGAATCACAAGGGAAATGATGGAAGATGCTCAGTTTGAACTTTTGCAGCAAAATATTGGAATTGCTGGAAAGAGATTCGCTGAGAATGAGACAAAGCTCATTTTGACCGCACTTGATGGAGCAGCAGCAACCACAGCTGGAGGTGCCGCG